ACAAACCAATCACCAAGGATGGTGCAGCATGCGAGACAAAGACGGATGGAATTTAACCCAAAAACAGCGGGAGAAGTACCTACAGTCGGTTAAAATGCTTTACTCGACCCAGAGCAAGGGGTCAGTCGGGATAGTCGTACCACGGGTTTCTCTGGAGGTTTTAGGGCTATCCCACGAAAAAGCGTCTGGCAGAGAGGAGGCGAGTCAGGGGCCGGTTCACGGGTCATCGCCCAAGGTTCCACGAGGAACAAAGCCGAAGCACCGAAAGGAGTGGAAAGAGCAGGCAGATATTTACCAGTGGACACAGACACAGGAGGTACTGCGCGGGTTCACCATGAAGTTCGACAACGAGCGCCGTAGGACCGTTGTACAGGCCGCTGTTGCAAAACGCATGGGGCTACTGGCCGGAACCAGTGATCTATTCGTGGCGAGGCCCTCAGGGCGGTTCTGCGGGCTTTGGCTGGAGGTGAAGCAGGCCCGCGAGTACACGCCATCCGAACGCCGCAGTGAGACGTGGAAACGGCAGGAAGAGTTTCAGGAGCGCATGAGGTCGGTAGGGTTCGCCTGCCGCTTTGCATTTGGGGCCGAAGATGGGATAAAAATAATCAGGGCGTATATTAACCTCGGAATCAGGGAAGTCATGTCACCGTACGAAGCCTCCATTCCCCCGGACAGGGATGACAGGTGAGGTGGCCCCGCTACTCCTTGGGCGGGATTGTATCTGGAGAAAGAAAGGTGCTGGTGTCGATATGCTGCAAGCGGGAATTTTATGCCGTCCACACGGCGGATTGCGGCGGCCATTACATTTGCCGGACATGCGGTAAACCATGCCATCCGCTGCTGGTGGACAATCACAAACAGACTGAACAAAATCAGGACGATACCGATGCCGACCTTTAGCAAAAAATCCTTCTCGAACCTGTCCACCTGCCATCCTGACTTGCAGGCGCTGTTTTTTGAGGTGGTGCGCACTTTCGACTGCACTGTGCTGGAGGGCGCTAGGTCAGAAATAGACCAGAACATGGCGTTCCGGCGTGGAGCGACGAAGCTCAAATGGCCTGACAGCAAACACAATGCTCGCCCCTCACTGGCTGCTGACGTCGCTCCATACCCTATTGACTGGGCAAATACCAATCGCATGTACTGGTTTGCCGGGTATGTCATGGGCATTGCTGCAAGACTGAAGGACGAGGGCAAGATTACCCACGCAATCCGCTACGGCGGCGACTGGGATAGTGACAAAGACATTAATGACCAGAAATTTAATGATCTTTGCCACTTCGAGATTGTCGATTAGCCATTGGTTACTGGTTTGCCTGCCATACGAGACTGGTACAGAAAATCAATTGCCCGTGATACAACCTTGCTCCGGCTTTCCTGAAAAACCTGCTCAAGCTCATTTGCCTGACGCATGGTTTCTAATGAAAAATGTACCGATGACGTATAGTACCGCCGTTTATCCTTGTCGATCATTTAAAATCCTCACCGCTTCATTCAGATTTTCGATTTGGGCCATCATCTTTTCCACTACCTCGATCAGGTTGAAAACGATGGTTTCGAGTGTTGGTGTGGTTTCCATCAGGTTATTTCCCCTTTGCCGTCGCATGTGTCGCAAATGTCGCCTGTGTGTTCGTAGCAGCCAGCGCAAATGTCAGAGTCTGGATAGCCGGGTTCGGTGCAGCCGACGCCGCAGCAGGTGGTGTATCCTTCACCGCCGCAGTCTTCGCAGTATTTGGTTTCTGTCATTGTCTTTTCCTCATGCGTACCAGCTATAATTCATTGGTGTGCCGTCCCAAAGAGAGGCGCCAGAATAACTGTTCAGACTGATCCAGTTTCCTTCGTTAACACGCTTCAGCATTTCCTCTGACCCTTCCTTGAATGAATCCTTCACCGCAACCTTGCGTCCGCTCATAAAGCCTGTCTGTTCTTCAAAGCTGGAATTGATGCGACGAATTTTGACGGTCTTGTTGCTGACAACCTTGGTCACTTGATAAAAATCAATGTTGGTCTGTTCATAGCCCCAAGAGGAATAAAGAATATCGCCTTCTTTGAGTGTGTGCGTAAAAGCCTGTCTCTTTGCCTTTTGGCTATCTCGATATTCCTTTCTCTTTTGCAGATTATTAACCCATTCGTTAATGTGCTTTTCTCTTTGCTCAGGGCTTCTGAACCAGTAGTTAAAGTCGGGCTTTGTACGCTTGCCGCCGTAACCAACAGCACACCATTTTCCTGCCAGTTCACGGGTGTAAACAACCCCACTTATTTCTGGATATACAGTTTCTTTGCTGCCTTCTGGTATGTAACGCTGTCTCATTTTATTCCCTCCAAGTGTTATCCGGTTGCTGCCGGTACATGTCTTGCATGTGTTGGTATACTAACATAGTATACGGGGATTGCAACCCCTCCCGCATCAATATATGATCTTGTATAATCTATAAACACATGCCACGGATGGCACATGCTTCCGGAGGTCATGTGATAAAATTTGAGAATCAGGGGAACGGGCGCTTTTATTATCTGAGCGTCGAAAAGGATATGACGGGTGCGGATGTTCTTGTTGTGGTTCGTGGTGGTCGCAGTGTGCGCGTCTCCCGCACTTATGGGTTTGCTAGTCCACAGGCACGCGATAAAAGGATTGTCGCGCTCATGCAGCGAAGAATCAGAAACGGGTATTCACTGGTGACATGAAGGGAGTTGCCAAGGATGGCTGGAAAATCAACATACACGGAAGAGATAGGAAAACAGATATGTGATGCTGTCTCATCTTCAACAGATGGCCTTGGCGATATAATCATTAAAAATACCCACTTTCCCTGTCAGGCAACCATTTACAAATGGATTAATGATCATCCTTCATTCTCAGATATGTACGCGAATGCAAAACGAGCGCAAGCTGCTATTTTTGCTGACGAAATAGTGAAAATTGCTGATGATGAAAGAGGTGACCATATTGTTGATGGAGAGGGAAAAGTGATGATGAACTCCGTTAAGGTGGCTCGTGACCGGCTCAGAATTGACACAAGAAAATGGATTGCGTGCAAACTGCTGCCGAAAGTGTACGGTCAGACAAAGCCAGCATCTAATGAGGACGAAGACACGCTTATATCACAAGTGGTGGACAAGCTGTGATTGCATTTAAATAACCGATAGCCCATAATTTCGGCAGGACATACTATTCCAAGGAGTGGAACGTAATGGCGATCACATCGATCAAGCGTGATGAAGCATATTCCCCGTTTATAGTTCGTATTCTTTCTTCAAACACCTTAGCCGAGATTGGAACATCAGGATATTTGCTTTCTCAGGCTGACGAGATTGCCGCGCTAAACAATGGTCCATTCGAGTGGGAAGTATCCGACATGGTGCTGGTGTACGCATCTGACGGGTGGGGATTCTTTACAGTTGATCCTGATTTTGAATCGTTCACAGCTTTCGACAGTGTCGGTGGTACCGTTGACATTATCGGTGCGCCAGTCGTTATTGGAAACTTTCCGGTGTTCCAGTCAACCACTGGAAACATTGAAGACCTTGGTTATCTGCCTTCGGATGCTACAAAGACATCTGTTGTAATGGCAGGTTCAGCTGTAGTGGCAAACAATATTGCCCACTTTGTTGATACAGCAGGAACCATTGACGACACAGCAGCCAATGTTACAAACATGGGTGACATTTATGCTGGAGCATCCGGAACAGCCGGCGCACTGAGAGCCTATCCAGCTACCGCAGCAAACGGTTATCTCGCATTGCTGCCTGTCAATGCTGGCGGTGCTTTCAATACATCCATCAGCAACAGCACGATGGGCCAGTCTTCGGTTATATCCATCCCTGATCCCGGCACAGCAACCAGTAAGTTCGTATTGCAAGACGGTGTCAACACTGTCCTGTCTGTTGCAAACCTGAAGTATGGTGCAACACCGGTCGCACAGGTTGATCCAGCATCCTGCACAATCGTTGCAGCCGCTGGTGCCTCCAACGTGTCAAACGTTACAATCCAGTTGAAGGACGGAAGCGGGACCAACATGACTCGCAGCATTCCATTCAAGGTTTATGCCTCGTCTGCATCTAATGGTCTGACCTTGGCGGCTGCCGCTTCAACTGGTTTTGCTGTGGCTTCTGGCGGTGTGCTGGATCCGACAGGAAACACCACAATCACACAGGGTATTTCCGCTGTTTCCAGTGCAACTGGTGGATGCGTACTCAGCTTGACTGATACAGCCAAGCAGACAAGCTATCTTGTGCTGGTTCTGGCGAATGGCCTAAAGATTTCCGCCCAGCTCAGTGCTGGCAGCTACGGCGCATAACGGAACAATCAAGGAGTAATTATTATGGACGACGGAAGAAGCGGTGCAGTCGAGAACAAGAAAGGCGAACACTACGTAGCAATGCCAATGTCCTGGGAAGCCAGAAACAACAAGGACATGAATCAGGGCATGGGATACAACAACATGGCTGACCTTGCCAATACTCCTCACCCTGCCACAAAGATGGAAGGGGCGAAGGTAAACAAACAGCTTGATCCAAAAATGCCCGGTGAAAACAGATTCAATTACAACGCCAACCGGGGTTGATGAAAGGTTTTTATTGAGCCGTGAGACTTGCCCCAACGGGTCTCACGGATTTTTAACTTGTACGACAAGGATGATGAGCCATGGAAGCAGTGAAACTCGAAGGCAAGGAAAGACAGGAAGCAATGCGCGTTGCATTGTTTGAAACATTTTGTCAGCAATACCAGTCACTCGCAGCCTTTATCCAGAAACTTCCAATCGATCCCTCGATTAAGGGAAAGGTTGCGATATTCATGGATACAGGTTTTCTTTGGGTAAAAGAATCTTTTGTCATGCTGGAAATTGAGGCAAAGAAAGCGCTGCTTACCGAGGTAAAAACCGAAGGAGAACAGCCAGCAGCCGTTCCTGATGGCGCATTACCCAACGAATGATGCTGTCGAATGATCACGGAAGATCAGCTCGACACGTTGAGGGATTTCCGCAAATTTGCGCCGAAGTTCCTCAACATAAGGACCAAGTCTGGTGAGCCGAAACTGTTTACCTTTAACCGCGCGCAGGAATATCTGCACCGCAGGCTGGAGGATCAGAAGAAGGCCATCGGCAAGGTCCGCGCGGTTATCCTGAAAGGCAGGCAGCAAGGATGCTCGACCTACATTCAGGCGCGTTTTTTTCACAAGGTAATTACGTCCCGTGGCAAAAAAGCCTTTATTCTTACGCATGACAAGGAAGCCACGAAGAATCTCTTTGGTATGGCCCAAAGGTTCTATGAGAATCTTGAGCCCGGTTTTATCAGAAAACCTGACACAGCCAATGCAAAGGAGTTGTATTTCCGTGAGCTCGACAGTGGCTATGCCGTAGGAACAGCTGGCAATAAAAGCGTTGGACGTTCTCAAACAATTCAGCTGATGCATGCCTCTGAGGTGGCCTATTGGGCGTTCGCAGAGGAACATTCCAAGGGGATATTGCAGGCAGTCAGCAATGAACCCGGCACCGAAATCCTGATGGAAAGCACGGCCAATGGTATCGGCAATTACTTTCACCAGCGTTGGTTGAGCGCGCAGACCGAGGATAATGAGTATCAGGCGATATTCCTCCCGTGGTACTGGCAGGACGAGTACACCTATAACGCCGAAGGGTTTTCGCTGACAGAGGAAGAACAGCACCTGTTTGAGCTGTACCATAAAAACGGCCTGACCAACGAACACCTTGCATGGCGTCGTTTGAAGATCAAAGAGTTCTCCAAGGATTTTGATGCAGGCCGGGAACACTTCAACGTCGAATATCCAATGTCCTCTCTTGAGGCGTTCAAGAACCCGATCAGCAATGTTTTCATCGTGTCGAAGTATGTGGACAAGGCACGCAAGGAAGACATCAGTTCCGACGCACCGCTGATCATTGGCGTTGACGTTGCTATCAGTGACCGTGACAGGACAGCCATAATACGCCGCAAGGGACGCATGGCGTTCAACCTCGAACGGTTCTCCAATTACAACACCATGGAGACAGTGGGAAGGTTAAAGCGCATTATCAATGAAGAGAACCCGAAGAAAGTATTTGTGGACTGCATTGGTGTGGGTGCTGGCGTAGTAGACCGCTTGCAGGAAATGGGCTTTGACATGGTGGAGGGCGTCAACGTTGCAAGATCAGCCAATGACAAGGAACGATTCAAGAATCTTCGGGCCGAGTTGTGGTCAGATATGCGGGATTGGCTGTACTCCGAGATGCCTGTACAGATTCCGGACAGTGATGAATTACATAGTGAGTTATGCTCACTTGGTTTCAAGGAAAACTCGTCCGGCCAGCTGCAAATCGAAAGCAAGGATGATCTGAGGGCAAGGGGACTGCCAAGCCCGGACGGTGCGGACGCACTTAGCCTGACGTTTTACGGTGGATTCCACGGCAGCCCTGGAGGGCATATTGTGGTTCCAAAGCTGATGCCCCACGAGCGGTCCATGTTTCGGTAAGGGCTGAAAGTGTTTAGAATGTAACAACAATTGATCCAAGGATGGATTAATATGCCGAGACGCGATCCCGAGCTATGCTCAAAGATCAGGGACAGGGTAGACAAGTGGGACAAATACTGGCGGATCAACCGGACTGAATATTACGTCTGGATTGACTTCATCATGGGCACGCAGTGGCTTGAGGATGAGTCAAAGCTGTTCGAGCGCTATAACAAGATTCCCCTCGAAGTAAACAAGCTGGGCGTTCTGTACAACCACATTATCGGCGACCAGATACAGAACACTCCCAACCTGCAAATATCACCGGACGAGGACGTACCACCGCAGGAAGCCAATGTGCGGGCCTCCCTCATCAAGGATATATCACTCAACTCTGATACCAAAACCATCTATCAGCGTGCGTTCGGACAGGCTGTCTGCGCAGGATACGGTGCGTGGCGAGTCGCAGCTGATTACCTGAATGACGACACCTTTGACCAGGAACCGCGAGTCTACGGGTTCGACGACCCAAACCGGTGCTACTGGGACATATCCGCCCAGCACACCACCAAGGTTGACGGCATGTTCTCCGGCTTCCGTACACGCATGTCACGCAAGGCTTTCCGGGACATACATGGCAAGGAGGTCGAGAGCCAGATCGGGTCAACATCGATCACTGAGGACGCCACAATGGCGTTTGCAGACGATGATTCAATCACCATCATTGACGACTTCGAGAAAGAGGGCAAAAAGGGAAAAATCTACAAGCTGTCAAATGACATGGTCATCAATAGCGAAGAGATGCGCCTGATCGAAAAGGTAAAGGTCGGAAGAAAAAAATACCTCATGATGAACGGTGAGCACCTGACAGTCCTTGAGGAACGGGACGTTGTCCGGTATCAGGTCAAGCACCGCCAGATCGCCGGTGACTTTGTCCTGGAGGAGTCTGACTTCCCCACAGCCAAAAATCTGCCAGTCGTGTTTCTGGACATGCGTTCGTACTACACAAAGTCAGGCCAGCAGATCACCCGGTCATTCTTCAAGGACGTAAAGGACTCCCAGCGGTACCTGAATTATCTGGCGACCCAGTCAGCCTACATCATGAAGATTTCCCGGTATGACCAGTTTATGGCACCGAGAAAGTGTGTGGCAGCCAGTGACACCCAGCAGATGTGGCGTGACCCGTCAGTGGTCAATGGTGCCCTGATTTATGACGAGACCCCCAGCGGCCTCAAGCCTGAACAGCTGAGACCTGCCGAACTGTCGCAGTCCCTGATCCAGCAGTATGACCGGACCCTGATGGACATCCAGACCGGCACAGGGATTTACAACACGCAACTTGGCGAGATGGGCAATGAGACATCCGGCACTGCCATTGACGGCAGGAACAAGCGTGGAGCAAAAAATACACAGATTCCCCGGACATCGGTGGATGTTGCCATTGCCATCACCGGCGAAATAATCAACGAAATGATTCCCAGACTGTACGACACCCAACGCACGCTGGTCCTCCCAATGGAGCAGTCCACAGAGCAGCGGGTCGAGATCAACAGACCGTCCGACCCTTATGGTATGGGCACAGAAAACGACATGACCCGTGGTCGTTACCGAATCCGTCTGAAACCAGGTGTGAGCTATGAAGGCCAGAAGGAGGAGGCGCTTAACTCCTTCCAGTTGGTTCTTCAGGCGGACCGTACCGGTCAGGTGTTCCCGATGATTGCCGACCTCTACGCAGAGAACCTGCCCCTAGACAACAACATGGAAATACGGAACCGGTTGCGGACCATGGTGTCCCCAGAGATCATCCAGGCAGGCAAAACTGGCCAGCCATTGCCTCCCAAGCCGCCCCAGCCAAGCCCGGATGAGATCATGGCCCAGCTGAAGCAGCAGGAACTGCAAATGAAGATGCAGCAGGCCCACCAGCAGGCGCAGCAGAAAGCGCAGGAACTGGAACTGAAGAAGGCCGAGCTGCAACGCAAGGCAATCGAGACCCAGCAGGACATCACTGTCCAGTACGCCAAACTGGAAGCAGAGGAACGTGAGTCAGCCGCAGAGCTTCAGCAGTCCATCCTGCGCTATCAGGCGGAGTCAGACCGTATTGGTGCAGACCTGCAAATCCAGCACAGCAACAGCCTTGTAAGGCTGCTTGAGCACAGTGGCAAGATATTCCACGAAAAAGACATGCAGACCAAGGAGCACGCTCACCAGGCGAAGCACAAGAAACCGACTGTTTAACATTTAACCATCAAGGATGATGAGTATGAGCCAGACAAGAAGCGTCGATGACTTATTGGTAAAGGTAGAAAATGAACAACTCTCAGTTGATCCAGCACAGCCTCAGCCTGCTGCCGAAGCTTCCCCAGAGCCAACAGCAGCAGCGGAACAGCCGGAAGTGGCTGCAACGGAAGATCAATATCTTCCAGCAGAAGATGTCCCTGAAGCTGCGGAAGCAAAGGAAGAAGAGACAGTTGCCAAGGATGACGGACCAGCAAGTGATCCTGTGGATGCTGGCCCTATCGATGAGTATGGAAACCCTATAGAGAAACCCAAAACCTATACAGAGGAAGAAGTCCAGCGGATGATCCGTGACCGTCTTTCCCGTGGACGGCATGCAGAACAGCCGACCCAGCAGCAGGTCCAGCAAGCCACTGAAGACTTCAAGGCTGACCCCAACAGTGAAGATTCATGGGAGGTCCAGCTAGAAAACTTTATCGAAAAGACCATAGACAAACGGCAGGCCAAGCAGACAGAGGCACAGTGGCGTCAGCAGGAGGCCCAGAAGCAGGCTGAGTTTGAGTCGAAATTCAGTGCTGGCATGAACAAGTATCAGGACTTCCACCAGGTTGTGCAGGGGAAACCCATTACCGATGCCATGATGCTGGCCACCCGTGATCTGGAAAACCCTGCTGCCTTTATATATGCCGCCAGCAAACTCCATGCGGGGGAACTGGACAGGATTTCCAGATTGTCCGATGGCAGGACACAGGCTATGGAAATCGGGCGGCTCCATGAGCGCATGATCAAGGAAAGACGGCAGGTAAGTGCTGCTCCAAAACCCGTTGCCGCTGTGAAGGGGGACATGCCTGTAAAACAGCACGAACACCCTTCAATAGACTACCGGATCCAGCAGCATGCCAAGCAGAAATTTGCAAGGCGGTAAAAAAAAGAGTAAAAATGATTCAGTCTGACAAGGAGGTTCGTCATGCCAAATCCAGGTGACAATGGAAATCCTGCACAGGAAAAGAAAGCGCAGGAAAACCGTATAACGGAAGTTGCCAATCACGATGCCTGCGTGCAGAAGGAGGTGAAATTCAATCCTCCTGCCCCGAAAGAAAAATGCATCTTTGGGGAGATCTGACACATGTCAAAACAGCACAAGGATTGTAGTTACGAGGACATGTCAGGGGATGGCAAGCAGGGTGGCCAGAGTATTACTCCTATCGATAACAGCATTCATTCTGAATATCACAATCCACCCATGATCAACGACTACGAGAATGGCCGTAAAGGCTGGAATGCCAATGGCTATGATCAGTCTGGCATGAGGGGCAAGTAATGGATAACCAGTACAACCAGTCAGAGGTAGCCTACGGGAATGGTCCCAAGGAAGTGAACCATAAACGCGGGATGCACGATGGCAACAAACAGTTTGGAAAGCACAAAATGCCGCAGGATAGCAAACCTGCGACAAAAGGGTACGTCAAAGAGATCATGGAAAAGCATGTGAAAATCATGCATTCACGCCATGGACGGCACAAGGAACATCGTTAATGAGTAGTTTTATGTCTCAGCCCAAGGGTGGTGCTGATGTGCAGGACGCACTGATTGCCACCCAGCGGAGCCCTGATTATTCCATGGGGAAAAAGGAACGTGTTCCGAACAACAGGGTCAACAATATTTCCCAGTACGTTGCAAATAATCTGAAAAAAGTTGCCAAACCCAGACATGAGGAGCATCGCTAATGCCACTTCACAAAGGCAAGAGCAAGGAAACGCAGGAGGCGAACTTCCATGAACTTAAAGAAGCTCATCCTGAGATGCCTAATAAGCAGCGCGTTGCCATTGTGCTAAATCAGGCACGAGAATCTGGGGCGAATATCCCGAAAATGTCACATGCCCGTCATAAGGAACATCGGTAATGGCCAAACTTGATGCTGCCAAGCGAAAAAAAATCCCAAAAAAGGAATTTGGACTGCCGGGAGAGAAAAAATACCCGGTAAATGACAAGGCTCATGCCAAAAACGCAAAGGCCCGCGCTACCCAGATGGAAAAGAAGGGCAAGCTGAGTGCCTCGTCAAAGGCAAAGATCGATGCCAAGGCCAACAAGGTGCTGGGCAAGAAGAAAGACGGCATGTCCCACGTCTCAGAGAAACGCATAAAGGACTATGCCGCCAAGAAAAAATGATTATTTGAAGTGCTGATAGAATGGTTTGTCCGGTATTGAGGGTTTTTCCTTGGGTTCAAGCACAATCCTCTGGATTTGCTCGTTGTCATCGATCCCCACGTGGTTCAGGGTCAATTCCCCATTGGTCAACTTGCGGTACATTTCATTGAACTGGGCTTTCTGTTCTGATGACAGACTGTCCCACAGGATTTTTGCCTGCTTGCGTGACATTTTCGGCGCGTTCATGCGCTTTCTCCTTAATATTACATTTTCCCGAAGTAGTACCCCAAAACCAGTGTGACTATTGATGGAAGCAGTGTTCTGCAAGCCTCAAACACGTTGTTTGCTGGAATAAACAATTCCGTTATCGATCCTAGAAAGAACAATACCAAAAGGAAAAAGAGTATCACCTTTGCAAAACGCAACTTGTCCCTTGGAGGTATGTCGTTCTGCATGTTTATTTACTCTTTCGAGTCGAATACACTTGAAAGTATATCAACAAATGGGTAATAATTTACACAAGCGCGTAGTTTCAGGTTGCCCCGCTTCAACCAAAAATGGTGAGTGAAGTATCAGTCTTCCGCCGGACAATTGCAGTAAAGGATGACCCAGGATGGGTCTAATTTCTAATTGTCTACGGAAGGACATGCCAGGATGGCTAACTCATTTCAAACTACGCAATATATTCTCGACGAAACCTTTGTTCGCTTCATCAATTACCTGAACTTCGCCAAGGTCGCCAACCGCAACCTTGAAGGCGATTTTAAAGGTCTCAAATACGCAACTGGCCAGACAATCAACTATCGTCTGGAAGAGCGTTATCTTGGCGGCGAGGGTGCTACAGCCACCTCCGAAGCCCGTGTACAGGTTGTGCGTCCTCTCACAATCGACACCCAGTTCCACACCATGGTCGAGTTCTCCGGCTTTGAACTGACCTTCGACCGCGCCCGAGACCAGCCCTACCTTGACATGATGCTCAATCCTCGTGCCAAGAGACTGGCCAACCTTGTCGAGCAGTTTATTGCCACCACCAACTTCCAGAAGCAGGTCTATCAGGCTGTCGGTACACCGGGTGTGGCACTCGATCAGGACACAGTCTTCGATGCCGATGCCTACATGACCGAACTTGGCATCCCAGAAGACGGCAACCGTTACATGGCCAACTCTCCGGCTGTTACTGCCTCCCTCAACAAGTCACTGTTCAATGCCTTCAACATGACCGTGAACCGTGGAGCACTGCTTGACGGCTTCATTGGACACCTGTCCGGGTTTGACTTCTTCAAGTCCAACTTCGTGCAGCGGCAGGTTGCCGGAACACCCGACGCCTCTGTTGCTGGAACACCTCCTACCGGTTATCTCGCAGCAGGCTGGATCGCAAATGGTCCAATCACTGGCGGAAGTGTTCTGACAATTGATCATCTGGACAACGGGTCTTCGGCTGGTGCCATCCTGTTCAAGGAAGGCGACATCATCACAATTGACGCAGCTTCTGAAGTGTTCATGGTCAATCCATTGACCTATGAATCACTGTCCCAGACAGCACAGTTTGTTGTGACAGCGGATGTTGTATCTCTTGGTACAGGTCCAACGACTGTCTACAGCGTGCCAGTGAGCCCGACAATCGTGATCAGCGGTGCGCGTCAGAACATCTCGGCAGCCATTCCTGACAACGCACAGCTCTACCGGGCAAACAGTCACAACGTCTCGCTGGCTTTCCACAACCAGGCAATCGTCTTTGCGGCTCCTCCTATCAAGGAACTGAAAGGCGGTGTCGAGGCCGTAACCTCCTACAGCGATCTGTACAAAATGGCAATGACCTACTCGCTCGGTGCGGACATCCGGAACTACGTGCAGCTGGATCGTATCGATCTGATCTGCGGTGTCGCGATCAATCCTGAGTTTGCCGTAGCTGTCTTGTCATAACGATTAGGGCAGTGGCCGTCCATCATCCGGTTGCTGCCCATTTTTTCAGGGAAGAACCATGTCAAACGTCAAAAAACTTAACCGGGAAGAAAGCGAGTTTCAGTACAAGGGACGATGGGTCAAAAAGGAACATTTCCGGGCGTTTGTTTACAACGACAAGGGCGAACAGAAACTTGCCGGTTCCTATCCTCAATTTGAGCAGTTGATCGGAAGCGGTATCTGGTTTGCTTCCCCGGTTGACGCTTCTCCGAAGAGGAAGCTCAAGGATGGCACTTTACGCAATAACGGTTAAGCGATTCATTGAGGACTGCTATCAGCTTGTCAGTGCGAGCAGCCCTACTGTGCCACTTCACGGCAATGACATGTCGAAGGGCATACAGTTTTTGAATCAGCTTCTGAAGTCCTACAGTTCAAGTTCTCTGCTGCTTACCATTGCACGCAAGGTGAACTTCACCCTTCCCATTGGCCAGCGGTTTGTGACCTTTGGCGATCCGACCTATGTGCCGACACCGGATGTTCCTGAAGGACGCCTGTCGAATCTGGAAAATGCATGGCTGACTCTGGACGGCGTGGATTACCCGCTAATCGATGAGTCCCGGAATGTGTTCTTCGGCAGCTACAAGTATGAACCTCAAGAGGGTCTGCCGCGCTTTATCATCATCACGAATGACACCAACCTGACCACCATGCAGTTCTATCCGTCTGCCTCACAGGAATATGATGTTACCGTGTACGGCAAATTTGAACTGCCATACGTGGGAGAGAACGATGACCTGTCCAGTCTGCCGCTTTATTACTACCGGTTCCTGACCTTTGCAGTTGCCCGCGATCTGGCGTTCTACAAGGGACGTTCCTCCGCATGGGATGCCAAACTGGAAGGCATGTTTGACGAAGCAAAAAAGGAAATGGAGTCGGCGACCGCCATTAATCTGGTTATCGATACGCCAAATGAAAGCTATCTCAACGGGGCCTGGCGCGTCAGGGCCGGCATATAAGGAGGCAAACACATGCCAGCCTCCGCCGCCGGTGAGTTCCAGATCAAGGCATGTCCACTTATTGGTCCCTACAATGTCCAGCGGTTTAAGCAGTTTGGACCCGAAGACACCGCCAACTTCTATCTGGTCAATGACGAGAACACCAAAAAACCGTTTGCCATGTACCCGACCATGGGCAGGAAGCACGTCGAGTATCTTGGCAGTAACCAACTGATCTTTGGATCGCAGCCACGTGGTGAGTTCAAGTCCATAAAATATGCGTACTTTGTGGATGGCAGCACTGTTTACAGGGTGGACACTCAATACAACAAGCTGTCCATTGGGTCACTCTCTTCGTCGGCAGGTGATGTGTATTTCACCTTCCTGGTCGTTGGAAAGATTGTTTTTGCATGTTTTGTGGACAATCAGTTCATTTACATTTACCCGGAGGGTGCCGCAGCAGGTCTTCAGAAAGTGACTGACCCAAATGCGCCGGGCATTTTTTCCGTGGACGGAGTGGTTACAAAGCCCGGTTTTATCGCTGCCTTTGGCAACCGGATTACAGTGTCAGTGGCGAATAGCTCACAATTCGTTCTTTCCAAGATCAACCTTGGCGGATCAGCATTTGATCCGGCAACCTGCTTCACCAATTCAACAACACCGCAGGTTTACGCACTGGCAAGCGGCATCATTGGCCAGATGGGTGTCTTGAACAACACCTTATATATATTCACGGATTATGTGACCGATGTTCTGTCCAATATTCCATCACAGTTTCCAGCTACTCTGGGTGGGACCGTTATCTCGTTCCCGTGGAAGTTCAACTCCACATATAACTGGAACTTTGGAATTTCCAACCCAAGGTCATTGGACATCGATTTTGGATATATTGCTTTCCTTGCCCAGAACAGTGATGGCCTCTTGCAGTTCATGATGAGCACGGGAGGGCAGCCATACAAGATCAGCACGAATGCCATTGACGTGCTATTGCAGCGGTACTCCAACAGTTTCGGGATAAACAATCCGTTTCTGGTATCAAACTCAAACGGGTTTCTGTACCAGTACGAAAACACGATCTTCTACCGGATGGCTGGTGGAAATTACACGGCCAACGGGCTGCTTGACCAGACGCAGAATGCCAACAGCATTGAGTATTGCGTTGACACCAAGGAATGGCACCGGCTTATTGAACTGAATGGTGAACGAAATCGCATTCAGTCTCACATTTACTTTAACTTCAAGCATCTTGTGACAGTTACAGGAGAGAACACGGTCTACGAGATGTCTGGTCAGTATTATGTCAATGAAGTCAGAAATCCGGCGCAGGAAGACCCGCAGGAAACGGATGCTTATATTGCCTATCCATTCCGCTACGAACGTGTCACGCCACTCATTTACGAGCCGGATTACGCAGAGTTTGAAACTGAATTTGTCCAGATAGACTTTGTCTGGGGTGAAAGCAACATCAGCTACTCAACCACGCCATTCAGGAATGCCGTCTTTATAATTGATGAAGAGGCAGGAATGAATGGAGATCCGCAGTACATTATTACTGACGAGGAAGGCTCTGATGGCACACCGGTTTATATATTGGCTGAAGAAGGAAATACTCCGCAGATTGACGAGACTTTCTATAATGCTCTCTACAAGCCGAGCATTGAGCTTTATTGGTCTGATGATGGTGGCATCACGTTTCATCCTGCCGATATGAGAGAATTTTCACAGCAGGGAGTCTACAGCTGGCGCATGCGTTGGTATCAGCTTGGTCCGTCCCGAAACAGGGTCTACAAGCTGGTGGCAGTCAGCCCGGTACCCATTGTCATTCTTGGGGCGACCATGAATGTAAGGAGGATCAGTGGCGGGGCAGCTTGAGTTAAACCTGCTGGACGCTCCTGATGTGGAGCAGACTGAGTTTGGGCCAGACATGAAACGCTGGCTGGCAAATTCGGTGGACATCATTAATACATGGCTTCAGGCGTTTGCAGACCTGATACAGGTGGCTGGCGTGAACGTGGGCGGAGGCGGCGCAGGACCGATTTCGGTACCTGTAGTCGGGCTTACGGCTGACGGATATGTCAATGCCAGGCTGATCAGTACGACCAACGCTGGTGTGACCATTGGCGATGTTACACCGGGTTTGAACGGTTTTACGATCACATTTAGTGCTGATCCGGGGGCTTCTGCTATCATTGTTTATGAGGCGTTTTCAGCGCCGATACAGTAACAAGGAGTGTTACTATGGATTGGGGTAGCGCAATAGGTGGGGCAGGAAGCGGAGCGCTCGCAGGAGGGTCGATAGGAGGCCCATGGGGAGCCGCAATCGGCGGAGGGGTAGGTCTCCTCAACAGCTTTCTGAACAATCCTTACAAAGGCGCAAAGAAGGGCATAAATAAAGGCTGGGAAGAAGCCCAGAAGTACCAGAGACCCTTCTGGCAGAACGGTATGGACCAGTATGGCCGACTCAATGACGCCACCGGGAAACTGCTTGATCCGGCCAAGCTCCAGGACGAATGGTCAACCAATTACGAAACTTCTCCCTTTGCCAAACGCATGCTGGAAATGAACAGCCAGCAGGGTCAGGAAGCGGCCAGTGCCATGGGCCTTGGTGGAAGCAGTGCGGATGTCAGCAATATCCAGCAGGGCGCAGGTGACATCGTTTCCCGTGACCGTGAGCAGTACATGAAAGATCTCATGCAGAAGTACATGACAGGAATTGGCCTTGGTCAGAGCATGTACGGAACAGGAGCAGCTGCCGGTCAGAATCTTGGCAATCAGGCATACCAGCAAGGCGAGAACACTGCGAACATCAACTATGCGCAAGAAGCGGCTCCAGGTGAGGCTTTAGGTCAAGGTGCCGGGATGCTGTATGACGCTTACCAGAATAATCCTGATCTCTTTAAATTCAACAAGTACAACTAGGGGAGACGGCAATGGCTTTGAATATCCCCGTACCCAAGACATTCATGCAATCCTTTCTGGACACGCGCAAGCAGGGTGTTGCCGAAGACCTTGCAAGGGCGCAGGCACAGCAGGCGCGTGGCGCTGCAAGCAAATCCAACATGCTGGCACAGTTGATGGGCGAAGCATTTGGCACCGGCACTGAAGGAAGTGGCACGCCATCCCAACCGTCCATGGGGCAACCTGGTGGACAACCGGAAGGACAGCCTGAACAGCAGCCCCCTGGAGGCCAGCCATCCATGGGAGGTGGTGGGCAGCCTTTCAGCAATCAGCCCAATCCACGGCAGGCACGCGCACGCGAAATCCTTCAGATGCTGGGTTACCTCAAGGAAACTCCCGGACAGCAGGAACAGCGGGAAATCAGGACCGCCATGGCAAAGGAATGGGGTGGTGCTGATGTCAAAGCCTCTGAGGACTGGAACAAGACCATTACGGCTGCCCATGAGTCCATGCCGAACCTTGAGAATGTGCAGGAAATATCTGCCAATCCGGTGTTTCAGAATATGTACAAGAACCCTGAGTATTTTGGAAAGGACATCCAGTGGCTGACCCGCTTTGGCAAGCCAGAAGAAATCAAGCTCCTGACTGCCATGGACACCAATGTCAAGGATTTGTACAAGGCAACCGCCAGTGACTTCAAGGGTGCTTTCCGGGAGTTTGAAAAGAAGCTCTTTGACGCTGCACTGCCTGACAAACGGGACACGCTGGCGGCAATTCAGTCAAAGACCAATACCATCATGGCGCTCAGAAAAGTGGTTTCTGACAGGTTGAGTCTGGCCCAGAATATTCTGCGGTCATCCGGTGGGCAAATAACCCCGTCGGCTGCACTGGACATTGCTGACAGGCAGATTGGCACCAAGCAGATAGTGAAGCAGGTCGAGGATCGCTTTAAACAGTCCGAGAAATCCCAGAAGGCGACTTATCAGAAAGAACATCCCAGCGCCCCTTCCAATGCTCCGGGTGAGGCCGACATTGTCATGATGGAACGACCTGACGGAAAAGTAGTCCGTGTCCACACATCCAATGTTCAGAAGGCAATGGAACAGTACAAATTCAAAAGGGTAGGTCAGAATGGCTGACGCTATGGATTATCCAGATTTGTCCAAACCGCTTTCGGGTGAAGGTGACTATCCGGATTTGTCCAGACCCATGGCTTCCGGAAACCAGAATGGACCGGGACTTGGGGAAACAATGAAGTTTGCCTCTGAGCTGATGCCTGGCCCTCTGGGGGCCGCAGCACGCCTTGGTCACAAGATTCCGGGGGCGCTGTCCCAGATAGGAAAAGACGTCGCTACGGGCGTTCCGGAGGCTTACAAGGGCATTATTCATGGTATCGGAAAAATCCCGGAGGCGGTCGACTATCTCAAGGAAAATGTCCCCGCAGCGGGCAGGCTTGCCATGTCCAATCCGGCTGCTGCCGGTCGGAGTGCTGCTGCTGGTGGAGCCGAATTTCTTGGCAAGGTTTCAAGACTGCCTCCTGGCGTAGCCAAATACCTTGTCCATATTGGAATGATGTCCCCCGAGGCTTATGAGGCAATGGCCAAGCCACCATCTGAGGAACAGTTCCAGCAGTGGGGAAACAAAATTGAAGGTGAACCGCAGCCCGGAGGCGGTCTGATAAGGGGAGCGTTCAGAAATCCCGAGAATGTCTATGGAGGCGCAAGGCTGGCTTCCCTGATTAATCCATTGCGCTACACCAAGGGCGCCATCACAAAGGACGTTCTCAATACCGCCTTGGCAAACAAGCTGAAATACTCTGGTCCAAAGGGAATTTATCGAACACTTTTCAATGATGCCAGAACCAGTGGACTTGGTGGATTTCAAAACCTTGATGTCACGAAGATGAACATTCCGACCCTTGAGAAGTACACGCCCAGAAAGCCCATGGAGGCAATCAAGGCGTTTGCAGACAATCCTACTCTTGAGAATGCGCAGGCAGCTGTAAGCCAGCTTGGGTCAATCATCCGCCCTCTGGAAAACCGGACAACGCTGGAACCATTCCAGAAGAAACAGCTTCAGGCTGCCGAGAAGGCCAAGGAACATATCCAGAAAAACATGTTCATGGACCAGTCCGGAAAGGTCGATGACAAGTTTCTTGAGAGACACAGAAAGGTCCAGTCTGGTTATGCCGAGGATGTGATCCCGTACACGACCAACAAGGCAATCAAGGATTACAAGAAAGGTGACATTACCCAGAAAGAGCTTATCCAGAAGCTGTCCAAAGGAAAGTTTGCGGCCAGAAAGGGATCGGTTCACCCTGAGATTGCCCGGCGTAAACTTATCAAGCCCGCCATTAAGTTTGGGCTCGGGGCTGAACTTGTACACCAGCTGGGATGGGACCAGACGATTTTGAACAAACTGTTGAACAAAGATTAGGCTTTATGATACAGTATTGCACATTTTGTGCCAACAGGGGATTTAGATGTTCGAGCTGATATTATTGTCAGTCATGCTTATAGGGTACGTGGGAATGTGCGTATTTTAGAATAACCATGACCACGGAAGAACGATTTTGCAAAGGAGTTGTAAATGGCCACCATTTTTGTCCGAGCAGCGAACCCTATCTGGTGGTTGCCAGACCACACTGGCGTCAGCCTGAACGACGAGTATTATGCATTCTTCCTGACCAACACGCTGCCGTACATACCGCAGGCTGTGTACTCAACTCCAAATGGAACTGCATATTCCAATCCCATTGAATTTTCCCCGGCAGGTACACTGCCAGACAACCTGTATTTTGATCCGACCCTGACTTACAGGATTGAGGTACGTCATGGTAATACACAGGCTGATGAACTGATATGGGAAATAAACGACTTCGTGCCAGGTGATGGTGGAGGTGGTAGCACGATCATTGATGACGAACTGACTGTGGCTGCGAACCTGATAACCAACTCTCAATTCGCGGACATTGATTTTCAGTCTCCATTCACTTTCACGAAGTCTACCCCTGCTACTTACACACTGGATGTTGGGCCCGGATGGCAGCTTGTTTTGACGGGCGCTGGTACTACCACACTGACCCAGACACCCAATGCAGGATCGTCAGGAATTGCTGGAAACCCTCCCTATTATCTGGACATAGAAAACTCTGGATGGACTTCAGTGGTTTTGCGCCAGCGGCTAGCAAACAATGGTGCGATATTTGGCGGTGGTGCTGTCGCAGTTGCCTTTACGGCAGCTTCTGTCAGTAATGCTGAAACCCTGACAGTTTCTTATGCCCCGTCCACTGGAACAGCAACCAATATATTCCAGCAGTCCATTCCAACTGGAACCCTGACTGCTTACAAGAACGCTGTTGACATTCCTGCTTCGACCAACTCAGACAGCGGAACCACGGCGTATGTTGACATCCTGTTTACCATGGATGGTACTAGTCACTTCCAGTTGACGAACATTCAGATCACAGGCCAGAGTTCAAACCTGTCATCCGGTTTTGACAATCCCACTGATGCTCCCGCGTTTCAGGAAATATCTTACGAGGAGGTTGTTAATGGTGAGTTCAACGTCTACAAGGAAGGATTGATATTCAAACCAATCCCAAGTTACTTGACTGGCTGGGATTTCCCGTTAAATCCGGCTCAGTTCTTTGGAGACACAGTTACCACACAGGCAGTAGGGGCAAACAAATCCTACTATGCGTGGGATCAGACAATAGTTTTCCAGAGCGCAAACAGTGGAATCATTGTTACAAGAAATGTGAACAATTTTGGTATCACATTGACTCCTGCGGTTACGGGACAAGCTGCGATCATTCAGTATCTGGAATCGTACCAGGTAAACCAGCTTCTTGCGGATCAGATTTCTGTTAATGTCAGGGCAATATGTGGGGCAGGAACCACATTAAAATGCACGGTGTCTCTGTGGTACACCACGGGAAGCGCGTTGCCTAACATAGCCGCAGGTACAAATAATTCAATTGTTGCTACGCTTGATGCGAATGGAAAGCCAGCCACTTTCAATAATCCCACCGGTGGAACCTGGACTGAAGTAACTAAAAACAATAGTCAGGAAGCAGTATTTACACTTAGTCCTGATGTTATCGATTATTCTTTTAATATATGGGATATGTCAGGAGAAGGTGAAAATATAAAGAATGCGACATTTTTTGCGATTGTGATTGGCACAGCTTCTATGGATAGCGGTACACCTCCAAGCCCTGAGTTTGTGTCTGTGGGTCTCTGCTCTGGATCAATACCCACAATTCCCGCCCCCCAGACTCCTGATGAAGTTCTTCGTGAGTGTCAGTATTACTATGAGAAAAGTTATACCGCAGGAGTGGCGCCCGGCACAGCAACAGTAGTGGGTATGAATAGTGCTCCTGCTTTTGTTGATCCACCAGGCGGAAGCGGAGTGAATGTTTTCTTACATACAAAATCTTTTTATCTTCCATATAAACAGACAAAAAGAACGATAGGTGCTCTTGTTTTGTATTCTCCCAGCACTGGCACTTCTGGCCGGGCATATATTGGGATTTATCAAAATGGTGGAAATCCAGCCGCAACTGCTGGAGCAAATCCAAGGGATATAGTTTCAACCTCATGGATAGGCACACCAAATGTCTCATTAGATGGAATCTCATTGATAGCCCAAAACACATCGACTCAAGTTTTATCGGTGGCTTCAGCTAACACTCTTGCTGGGGATGAAGGGATAACTCAATTTCATTACACTGTAGACTCACGATTAGGAATAAACTGACATGACAAAATTTCATGACAATTTTGACGGAACAAAGCCTTTCAGTGGTGCTGGCATGAACTCATTGCTTGTTGCCAGTACAGCTCTTGGATGGACTGTTCCGGGTAATGATAAAGTGAAATACCGGGCTTATTTTGGTTGCTCGTCCAATGCTGAAGTATGGGTGAAAGTAAATGGAACGGCTATTGTTCCAGTCTCCAATACAGCTACCGACACCTCCGATCAGGAGTTCGTTGTTCCTGGCATGGCACGCTACGTGGTTGGTGGTGACACCCTGAGCTTCATCAGCACTGGCACGCCGCAGATCGGTGTATCATTACTGGAAGTGGAAAGAACTCCATAGGAACACAGTTGACAGGATGTCGGCTGGACAACGGAAGATGTCTGCACAGGAGTGCAATAAGTGGTCAATACCAAGAAGTTTTCTGAATTTGCTGCGGGCAGCCTGACCACTACCACAAAGAAGATGGCGGGAATCAGTAACACTGCCGGCGGCGAAAACATCATTATGGACTTCACGGTGGAGTGGACTACCGCTGGTCGCCCTTCGCCTCCTTATGATGGTCTGCTTGGCTACAATACCGACCTGAAGCAGTACGAGTATTACGATGGCAGCTCGCTGTCATGGGTCCAGCTGGCTGACAATGCCGTGTTCGTCAATGCCAAATTCATTGTCCAGCAGCCCAACGCCTCTCTTCCAGCCGCACAGGCCCTGAGCGCGCTTTCAACCGGCATCCTGAAGTCCACAACAACCACGGGTGTCCTGAGTATCAGCGCACCATTGACCTCCATTGATGGCCTGACAACGTCTGCCGATCTGATGCTTTACACTACGGCATCGAATGTCTATGCCACCACATCCCTGACAGCTTTTGCCAGAACGCTGTTGGATGATGCCAATGCAGCTGCCATGCGGACAACCCTTGGGCTGGGACAGGCCGCAGTCAAGAATGTGACTGACAATACAAAGGCCAATGTGGCCTCAGTGACAGGCGCCTTTACCATTAATAATGTACTGCTTGCCGCAGATGCCAATGGCACAGTAAAGGATGGTGGCTCGCCTGCTGGCATGGGGACGGTGCTGGAAGTCGATACCGGTACTGGCCTGACAGGTGGCCCTATTACCACAACGGGCACCATATCCTTCGCCACCATTGCCGCAAATAGTATCTGGGTCAACAATACCGGTGGCGCTGCTGTGCCTGCCGTAAACGCTCTGGCAGCCCTCACCAAAGCAGACGACACCAATGTAACCCTGACTTTGGGTGGCACTCCTGCAACCGCATTGATCAATGCTGTTAGCCTGACTCTGGGATGGACAGGCCAGCTTGCGCTGACCCGCGGAGGAACCAACGCATCACTCGTTGCGTCTAATGGTGGCATTGTCTATTCCACCGCAACAGCAATGGCGATCCTTTCAGGTACTGCAACTGCGGGTCAGATATTGCAATCCGGGTCTTCTGCTGCGCCAACATGGTCAACTGCAACCTATCCGGCAACTGCGGGAACCAGTGGAAATATTTTGACTTCAGATGGTACAAACTGGACATCTGTATCAGCGGCTGGCGTAGGCTCTCCGCTTACTACAAAAGGTGATCTTTATACCTTCAGTACAGTAAACGCACGACTGGCAGTCGGATCAACTAATGGACAGATACTCCAGGTCAATTCAGGAGCCGCAACAGGTCTTGCGTGGTCTACGGCGACTTTTCCTGTCACAGCCACAGGAACAGGGACGATATTAAGAGCGGACGGTACTAACTGGCTTGCAAGCACCTCCACATTTGCAGATACCTATGGCGCAAGCACAATCCTGTACTCTAATGGAGCAAACACTATTACCGGGCTGGCAACCGCTAATAGTTCGGTACTGGTAACTACTTCCGCAGGCGTCCCCGTACAGTCTGGAACAATGACCAATGGTCAGCTGATTGTTGGTTCCACTGGTGCGACTCCAGTCGTTGCGTCGCTGACCGCAGGAACAGGTATAGCCATCACGCCGGGAGCGGGTTCAATAAGCATTGCATCAACTGGTGTGGGGTCTCTGGTATGGAATGATGTCTCCGGAACCAGTCAGGCAGCTGCTGTCAACAACGGCTATATCATATCCAACGCTGGTTTGACGACCGTAACGATTCCAGCCACAGCCGCAGTGGGCTCTGTGTTTGCCATTGCTGGAAAGGGCGCCGGTGGTTGGGTTCTACAGATGAACACCGGACAGGTCTGTCATCTGAACAGCTCTGCTACCAGTAGCGCCGGATCACTGGCATCGACCAATCAGTGGAACGCTGTACAGATAGTCTGCGTGACAGCTAATACCACGTTCACCGTGATGAACTCTTCTGGATCATTAACAGTCGCTTAAAGGATTAAATGATGGCCACAAATAACTCAGTAGACGTGACTCTGGCAGGGCAGACTGGTACCGGAACTTTTGTGGGGTCCACGTCACCGACTATCACGACTCCCATTATTGCAGCAATCAAGGGAACCAATGGGTTCAATGTCGCCACTTTTGCTGATGTGGCATCGACTACTGATTACCTGTCAATTACAAGTGGCATTGCCAATGGCGCAGAAATAAGAGTGACAAGCAGCAATACAAACGCGGCCTGGTCATTAATTTCCAAGGGATCTGGTGGTATTGCAATTAACCCGGGAGGCACTGCAACTGTTCCGATGGCACTGTATTTTGGAGCAAATAACGTAGAATTTAATGTTGGAGCACTGACAGGAAGTCGGACTCTTACTTTTCCGGATGCAGACCGTAATTTAACACAGATACCGGCATCCACTGCAACTGCAAACCAGATTCTCCTTTCTGGATCTACGGCACAACCAACATGGTCTACAACGACATATCCTGCAACGAATGCCATCAACACGATAATGTATGCTTCAAGCGCAAACGTGCTTGGAGTTATCGCAGCGGCAAACAACTCGGTTCTTGTTTCATCCGCTGGCGGTGTTCCTTCATGGAGTACAACGCTTCCTGCTTTTACAACTTCATCCATAACATTCAATCCGACAACATCCGGTATTGTCGGTACAACCACAAATAATAATGCTTCAGCAGGTTATGTTGGAGAATTTATATCAGCTCAAGCCAATGTTGGGACTGTTTCTCTTACAAATAATGTCGTATCGAATGTCACATCGATATCTTTAACCGCTGGTGATTGGGATGTGTATGGAGTGGTTAGTTTCTCGGCTGGAGCTGGAACTCTTGCCACTGCTATCGTTGCAGGAATAAGCTCAACAAGTGCCACTTATGATGCCCAGGTAAGTGAAGGAGCAATTCAACAGCTTACCCTTCCATTTGCTTCTTCTGGAAATCAGCTTATTTCTGCTGGCAGAAGGCGGTACAGCCTGTCTGGTACGACAACCATTTATCTGCTGGCTGTTGCTGCTTTCAGTGTGTCTACATATACTGCGGGTGGATTTATTGGTGCAAGAAGAATGAGATGATATCAGCATCCCTTATGAAGGGTGCCATCATCTTGCATTTTGCTGACTGTGTGCGTAGCCCAGAAACCGAGGGCTACCACTGCCAAAACCCATGAGCAAATAATACTCAAGATTACCCAAAAAACGGTCATTCTGATTGCCTTTTAAGGTTGCTGCCGTATCATGCGGAGCGGGGCAGCGCCACCGGGAAAGGATCGGCTGTTCGAGGACCGTCCACCGCAGGTACCGGGAAATTATACTTGCATGCGCTGCCCATTCACACCATAATTCCGGGTCTTTTTTAGCCAGAGAATCGCTCTGAACACACAAGCTAAAAACGTAGAACAATAAATGAGGAGCATGGCGTTCAAGTTATCTGATGTATCAGGATTTGCAAGTGATATTCCGGACTGGACGCCAGCATCTTTAGTAGTAACCCTCCTTTTTCATGATCTCTCCAGCATGGAAAACCCTCGGTACTGACACCCTTTATTTTTCCATCTTAATAATCGACCTGGTCTTCAATGCTGAAATGATTACGCACACACTAACTAATGGAGCGTAACCAATGGCGTATGATCATGAAGATAAAAAGTGTCACTGTGACCCGTGTGATAAATCCATGCAGGGTGTACAGGGTCCGCAAGGCGTTCAGGGGCCAAGGGGTCAGGATGGTCTGCAAGGCCCACAGGGAATTCAGGGTCCACAGGGCATTCCCGGTAACTGCGTAAACTGCAACGGCGGCGAACATCCTGAATGCAAGTGTCCGGAGCCGGAATTTTCTGAAGTCTTCTCAACACTGACTCAGGACTTGCCAGCATCACCCGGTGCAAACATGGCTGGTGGTATTGTGTTGTTGGAAAACAGCATTTTCTCAACGGCAAATATCGATGTTTCACAGGCAGGAACAAGCGGCAAGATCACAGTAAATCGTGCAGGCTGGTATGACATTTATACCGGGCTGTGTGGATCTCTGAACCCGATTTCCTCGCCTCTTCCTGTGTGGACATTGTCTCTGTTCAAAAATGGTGTGATTGTTCCCGGATCAACCTTTGCGAACATGACCCTGAGTCCAGAGCAGAAAGCCAATGAGATCGTGGCAGACGTGTTTGTTCATCTTGACGCAGGTGATTATCTGGAGCTGGCAAATACCAGTAACGCTAATGTTGTGCTACAGGCTCCATCACTTGGAACCAATGCACAGACAAACAGTGCTTATCTCAAGATAATCCTGTTAAAAGCCGACTAGGTTGTATGTGCAGGGACGGGACATTTCTCAAGGAGGATGTCCCGTTTTTTTATGTCTTTTTGTTAATCTCATCGTTCAGATACCAGACAGCCTTCTTCAGGTCTTCGGTCCCGTTCTTGTGCTTGTACCGCCAGAGGTACTTGAACGCATTGCCGACGTTGAAGTCCATGTGTCGGGTCACGTCTATACACTCGATACGACGGCCGCACTCGCACTTTGCCGGACTGCTGTTGTAGTGGGGTGGGTGGTCGATCATGTCGGGCTTGTCACTCATTTTTAATCCTTTTATGTTCAAAAAATTCTGGACATTCTATGTACTCCAGTTGGAAACCGTGCCGCTCAAGAGCTTCCTTGATGGAATTGAACGAATGTTTACCGAAATTGGGTATCTTGTAAAAGAATATGTGCCCATCTTTAAGACCCTCATTGCATAAAACATCACCAACCAGAGTCATGTTTTCAGCTTTCAGGCAGCTCAATGCCCGTTGTGACATGCCATCAAGCTCCCAAAGAGGAGTGAAAAGCCGGGGATCTACTGTGGTTGAATGCATATTATTTGAGCGGTTTCTGTCTTTTGTGATGTACGTCCCGGAATAAAACATGTCCTTTGTCATTTTATCGAGTTTATCCATTATCCCGACGAATGAATCAGTGACTATCTCATGGGCTTCCAAAGCAGATTTCAGTGTAAAATTAAGCGCCATCGACATGCCGAACATCCATGACAGAGTGGCCATTCTTTCTTCAAGCGTCATTTTTTATCCTCTATTGATTCCTAGAATGGGACTTATCAGAAGTTTCCTGTGGATGGTCTGGAAGATTTTGCCAGTATTTTACTTTTTTCAAAGCCTTTCTGGCATATGCAGAATGTTTGTCCAGACTGTATTGCCAGGCATCATAATGTTTTGAAAAGAACAGACCGAATGAAAACCAGCGGATATGAATGCCATGACCAGCCAAGTAAACAATCACTCTTGTATATTTTGTATATCCTTTCTGATCATGTTCTGGTAATTTGTCCTTTACGCTAATCCATTCTGTCATTTTTAAATCACTCCGAACAAAACATGGGCAATTCCGGGTCTAAAAAGCGCGATAGGTGTCACTATCAGGCTTTGTTTAAATTGCACTCTAATAGTTTAATATATGCACTATATTCCCTCTTTGCCTGCTTCAGGGCCTTATAAGCATCAGGAATGGCGTGCCACCGATCCAGATGCTCTTTGTCACATTTTTGAAATTTATTTGATATGCCTTTTGCCATATCAATTTTTTTTGCGTCGAAAAAATCTTTCGATAAATCACCAACAGCATCATCCCTGTTTTTCTGAAGTTTTAACCATGATTCAAACGTCATCGTCATTCTCCGCTGCCACTTTTAAATATTAAATCAAAAGAATTTGGCGGAATAAAATTCAATATTGTGTTTTCAGAGTCTTGATCTTTTGATAAACGATACCTTCTCGCAGCGGCCACCATACCCTGCTGAAAATTATAACTTGGAGTTCCGGGCGTTAATTCCAGCTTTTCGAGATCGTCAGTCAACACACACATTTCCTCGACCCAGTCTCTGAGTATTTTAACTTTTTCATTTTCAGGCATCATCATTCTCCAAACATTTCCTCAATATCGTTTTTGATATAATGCAATTCATCCAGCGCGCCAAGATGAATATACAGTCCTGTAGATTTTGGTGGCAATAATTTTATCTGATCTTTCAATGTAGCAATCCTGTCATCGATCAATTCAAGTATCTGCTGAACATGCGTGTGGATCATTATCATTCTCCTACCATATTTCTGCCTTATCTTCTGACATTTCAACTTTATGTTTTTCAAGCCATCGAAGAAAATGACCTTTCCTTAAACTTGGGTGCATTCCCCAAGGCCATTCACGCCTGTCGGATTTTATGTATCTTTCATATTTTTCCATTATGTATTCAGGGCTAAAATCAAATATTTTTTCCATAACATCGTGTTTCTCTCCAAAAAGAATACAAAGAAACGAAAGTATGTTTTTAAGTTTATCAATATCAGACATTATCATTATCCAGTTTTAATTGTAAAATATTTTATATACAAACTTTGCGACTGCTGCACTAATTCCAATTACAAACCCAAATGTAACTGCTATTCCAATACACTGAAAAATGAAATGCACCAATGGATCAAGTGTTATGTGCATCATCATTCTCCCAACTAAAAACCACATTTGTTATTTTGAATTTTTCCTGAAATTCCAATGGATAAAAACTTCTGGATACTGCTCGTCTGCATTTTAGGCAAGTCCAACAGAATTTACCTTCTATTATCTCGTTGTCTGGATGTGGGCATTCAGGAATCCTGTCAGACATCATCATACTCCGGCGTATCCAATTCAAAACCTAGATCATGTATTGTTTTAAGTAACCATTTGCCATTGATTTCTAGAATTATTTCAACTGTATTGTCATTAATTTTTATTTTCATTTTATCCTTGTCTATTCTGGATAACTCAATTAGGTTTCCATTTGATTCAATTATCATCGTGTAACTCCGCATCATAGTGACTTTGGTGAACTTCCAAGTGAACCCTTTGATGATCTGCTTTCTGAAGAACTTCGATCACTTTCAGACATGTATCTCGCACGGTCTTGTATGTAACGTCCAGACTCTCCAGTCGTAATGTCAGAAGGGAAAAACCTGAACATGGACCTCAGCTTTCCTTCACTGTAACTGTCTATCTGCTTTTTGATTTCCTGTGTCAGTTTCATTTTCCAAACGCCATTTGAATAAAACACATTGTTGATATGATTGCGCAGCCACTCATCAATCCCATGAATGCGCAGGTTACTTTCATAAACATGTCGTCCTGATTCATCATCTTCTCCTTTTATTTTTCTTTTTGTTGCTGTGTTTTTTTGTGGAATATTGCCTGAATCCATCACGCACTGACAGATTGACTGGCGCAGATGATTTTTCCGAAGAGAGATCAAGTGTCACGTCATTTTGTGGAGAAACAGGCAATGGCATCCAGAACAAAATATTTTTCAATGGGAACATGGTAGATGCACCATTGATGTTTAAAACACTGTAAAAAATTGGTTTGTTTTCATCATCCTTTCTGTATGCAACCAAAGGAAGATATTTTCCATCAACCTCTTGAGCAACAAGAACAGGCTCTCTTTCCTTTGGAAGCGAAGATGATACTTTTATCCATCCATAATACGGCTCTTCATTGTCAGGACTGGATTTTATCCTTGCATTTTCTATCTGTATTTTTTCAGTAGGAACCTCAACACGTCTTGCTGAATTCATAGGAATAAGGACAAGTGATTTTCCATCCTCGTCCATTTGAAGACCTATTGTTCCAGTACTTTCCACAAGGGAATTTCCAATGGTGTGTCTGATTCCTTTGTTTGAGTTAAGCAATATTCTTGACAAGATACTGAAACATATATTGTGTAGTTGTTTTTCAACTTCAGGGTTTTCCACATCCTCAAAACGTATTTTTTTAGTATCCATGTGTCATGATCGCCTTTTCAAGGTTTATGATTATTTCCCCTTTACTCATATCCTCAAGATCAACCTCTGTCGTACGCATTTCCTTTTCTCGAATAGAATGTGGAAGAGTGAAACTAACCACTCCGACTGTTGATTTTGAATTTGTCCTTAACAGTCTTGAACCATCCTCTTGACTTTTTATTCGTATTTTTTTGTAATCATCAGATATTCCAATATTTATCCTGCAAGGAAAATTAAACTCGTAAAGTTCTGAGATCACTTCACCCATCATTACTGTGTACATAAAATTATGTACATTATTTTTCCTGCAATTTTTCTTGATAGAAACATATACTCCATCTTTAAAAAGAACTGCTCGCCTGTATTGCTGTATATCCACAAACTCATCATGTACTTCAGGTTTTTTTTCTGGATGTGCTTCTTTTGAATTCTCATTCACAATTATCACGAATCCCATCGCCATCATCCTTCCATAGAATAGAAAATATGGGGTAAGGGCACGTGCTGTCCTCGCCAGCTTCACTCCGATTCAAACGGCTGAAACCCCCCGCTGGCCTGATCTACGCTTTCACATACTTTTCACAACGACTGCAATAACATATTGTCACTGCAATTTCAGTGTCATGTCTCAGAACACAGACTGTTCTTTTGCTGCCTGACTGTCTGTTGTGTCCCTTGATGAAACACATGATCCGTTTAATCAATTGATGCATCCTCATCAAGACATCCTTCCTTTACCCATTGAACGGCTCTGGCATGGCCTTCTTCAGCTTCTTTCCAAGTGCAGTATCTTTCCTGATAAATGTCTCCTTTTTGAGACTCGCTACGGTCAAACACCATTGTTTCAAACACAACGGGAGGATGGTCCTTGTTTGGTCCCATGTAATGATCAATACCGAGAAAAATTGTGGAGACGAATTTATCACCAATCTCTTCCTGTCGGACAATTTTTTTGTCCTTGTCTTTTAGAAGAAATTCCACTTCCTCGACGCTACATTCAACCACGTTTTTCATCTTGTCCAGAATGTAATAAAAATGTCTGGGGTGAATCATATGTTACATACCTCAACTTCTTCAACGGGGCCACAGGCTCTTAAAAATTTTTGCAATTCAGTAATAAACTGTGATACGTTTTCCTTTGGTGTTTCATTATCGCACATCTCAGCAACCAGATTCATGCAGTTAAACATCGAGGTAATATGGGCTGATACGATTATGTCTAGCAGTTCGCCGGTATCTTCCTCATTGATGTTGGAAGTTATCATGTCAATAGTAGTGAACTTCAGTGACCTTGACATGTTGTTTGCTAGTTCCTTGTTCTTTGGTTTCATATTTACCCCCAGACTATTCCTTTTCCTTCGCACGAATCACATCTTTTTTTTGTATCTAAACCAGCACGCCACATACCATCAAAATCAATTTTTGCTGCTTCAGTTAGAACAATACAACTTCCATAGCATACTGGACATTTGTGCGGCTTTTTGTCATTGCACCTGAACTTTTCTTTTTCGTCGTAGACTAATTGTTCGACTTGATCAATTCTTTCATGAGTGTTTTTTACATTCATTTCAACAAAATCTTCTACATGTTTATTGATTGCAAAGTGTTCCCCTATTGTGTTTACTAGAGTTTCGAGTTTTGCCAATCTCTCATGAAATTGTTCCATGAAATATTGGTTCCATTTTCCTTCCTTTTTCTCGATGTGCTTGCACCAACATTTATCTTTGCAGTTTGTCATGGCAAATTCCTTTTTCGATGATTCTCACAAGAAGCTCTCCAAGGGCTTCGGCCAGATTTTCTGAATATGATCCGGGCCTAAAAAGAGTGTTTACCATCAAAGGTCTGGCATCATCTTCATAACGTGCGCTGTCGCCAACGTAGTTTGCAATGTACTGGATGTTTTTTGCATGGCGTTTGTCAACGTGCAGATAGAAGTGGTTGAACGGTTCGTTTTCCTTTATGTCAAGACTTGCAGGAAGCATGTCGAACAATTCTGCTGGATTATATGCAGAATAAATTTCTTTAAACTTGTCACGCTCCTGCCAAATTTGCGTTACATAGGGCAAGCCAAATGCATCAATATTGGGATCTGCGGTTTCAGACCTTATCCAGTAAAAAATACTAGCCTGCGAACATTTAAGTTCCTTTAGTCGCTTGGCTAAATTTAGACTTACCACTTGATCTTCAAGTTTCATATTTCACCTATAAGGGTGGGGGAAGTGTGTGAGTCCGTGGCCTGACCCACTCGAAGGGATTACCGAAGTGGACGAGGTTAGCGACCCTCGACATAATCCGGGTTTACCTTCGGAGCTTGCCACCGCGTAGTCCTTCCCCCCTAAAAAGTTGGCAATCGGCAGGAATTGCACCTGCTTTATGGTAGTCGTATCGTCCAAGGGCGCTTGTGGCTACCTACCGGCCCACCCCTCACCTTGTTTCCAAGGCCACCTTATGGCGTTGGGGAATAAGCGTGTCACTGTCCACGCCGCGATTGCCGTAAATGGTGGCCTATTGTCATCCCCCCATTATCTCAACGAATGGGTACAGGATACGCCAAGGATTATCGTCGGCCATAAACTATAAATAGTGGCCTATTTTCCCGCAGTCAATTTCGAGGGGCGGCGCCGCTCAATCTAGTTTCGACTGTTTATCAGTATCGTCGGCCATAAACCTATCTAACCGTAATAGTTCCGTGTCCTTCATTGTCAGTCGCATTGCCGTCCATTTCGACGTGCGTAGAGGCCACTGACGACGAGTCTCCGGGGCGTTCGCCCTTGACCCATATCTCAAGGTATCTTGTCACGCAGTACGCCTGTCCGCCACCCACGGGGACTTTGTCATAGGCGTTCACTTCCTTGCCTGCGACAGTAAACTTTATGAGATACCTGCCCTCAACGGTCGTTCCAAAGGTGTTATAGAAACAGGACTTGTGCTGGCTAGTCAGCGCCGTCCATTCCTTCTTCCGGATCGTTTTCGTCGGGGCTATCGCTGTCGCTGATATACTGCTCATCATCGTCAGAGTATTTTTTTTTTCGTCGTCAGACAGTTTCCATGATTCGGTGACGGTTCTGGATATGCCACCCTTGGTGTCTGGCGATACATTGACGACTGGCTTGGCCATTGAGTTTGTTGTTATTGCTGCCGCACATGACAACAGAATCGCAAGTTTGTATCGTTTCATTCTTCGTCCTTTAATAATCCATTGACTAAATTTTGATTGTGTTTTTTCTCGGCTTCTTCTCTGGATTTAAAATATCCAGAATGTCTTCTTCCAGCAACCTGTGGTGACTTATCAGAAGTGTACCAATACGAAAGCTCCCACCATGTTTCCTTTGTTTCCACATGCTGCGCATCATGTATTGTGTGGCCTAAATACCTGATCATTCCTATCTCACAAAAATATATGCATCCGAATGAGTCTCTTTCTTGCCGGCCATTTGAGTAGTGCCAATGCTGCTGGCTGAGTATCGATAACTGCCGGGGCTAGCAAATGTGACCTGCTTGTATAGCTCCTTGGTCACGCAGGTGCGCTGCTTGTTTGGAATGACGATATGCTCGCTTACCACAGTCTGCTGTCCGCCTATGTCCAGCACGAAGCTGTAGTCTGCCTCGGTGGTGAACATCGTGCTAAAACACACGGTGTGCCAGCTCTTGACGACCACGGGCTGGTTAACTGTGCCGGTGATGTTCGTTGTTGATGCCGTTACCTCGGCGGTTGCCATCATGCGGGTTGACTTTATTTCGTCAGCAGTCAATGGCGTTGACTCGATGCGGCTGTACAGGACGCCACCGTCACCCTGCGAGACCTTGATGCTAGCCTCTGCATGGCAAAGGCTAGCCGCTGCGAAGCACAGGCCAGGTATTATCAGGCGTTTCATAGTGGCGTCACCTCATACTTTGAGAAGCTGACGCCGCCTGGACTGCCTGGAGTGGTGTAGATTTGCGGACCTTTCTTGTACTGCTGTCCGCCAATAACTGCCTGACAGCCTGACAGCATGCAAACAGCAACGAACAATAAAACCTTTTTCATTAACCTTTCCTCTTAAAATATTCTTGAAAGCGTGTCGCCAATACATGTAATCAATGAAGACATTATGTAGAATCCTGTAGCCACAAGCTGTATCTCAAGTCCGTAATATCTGTTTACCAGACCAAAAAGAAGAACCATTATTCCTACTTCATATGCCATCTTTCTCCAGCGTCTGAGCCTTTCACTCTTTGACCTTGGAGCCATGGACTTGTGAAGCATAGCAACTGAACACCCCACACAGTGGAATCTGTCACAGTCAATCACAATCGGTTTGCTGCAACTCTTGCATTGAATCACTACTGGTCCCTCACTTTCTTTCACGGGAAACCGCCTTGTGGTTTGGGATAGACATGTGGATTCCAAGCTCGTCCAGAAAGTCCCGGTATCTCTGGAGACATTCCTTGTGGAGCTTCTCAACGGCATGGGGAGGGGTTATGCCACCAAGGCAATACATGCCATAGGCACTCACTGCAAGACGGAAGGCAACGGCCTGTGGGCTTTCCAGTATAGCCCTGTAATCGAACATCTTTTTTCCCTGATTCTTCATCCTCGAATCCTGCTATTTAAACCAAAAAGCTACGGTTAATCAACGATGGATTTGTAGAACAGTGGAGGGGTAAATAATAGACACCCCTCATACTGTTGTATCATTCAAAACGGTATGTCTATGTCATCTTCAAAGGCCGGATGCCCCTGCATAGAGTTCTGCGTAGCAGCTCCAGCGCTCTTTGGCTTCGGTGCCAGATAGTCTTCAATCGAGTTCTTGTCTGAATATCTGGACCCTGCTGGTTTACCCTTGAGCTTGTCATGGGGTATTTCCTGACCCGGATCGGTCTTCACCAGCACCCGAAAGCTCTTGCCGACTGACAACTGGGGACGCCATGTGCGGTTCTCATAGGCTTCTTTCATGCCACCAGACTCGCAGTGATGTCGCAGCTTCCATGCCATTTTTGGAGTGAAGGCGATGTAATCTGTGACCTCATGTGGACGACCTTCCTTGTCATACACATGAAGGAGGAACTCCACCATGCGATTTCCGGACCTGGACATCTTGCCTTCAAACCTTTCCACTGTCGCATGGTACTCACCATCTGGCAGGAGCGAAAACCTCTGTTGCTGCGCCTGCTCTTCTGACATTGCCTCATAGCTGAAATCTTCCATCATGCTGCGTCTCCGTTTATTTTGCTCTTCATTTTGTCAATACACCGTTGAATGTAATCTGCTGACAGATAGCTGAAATCCTCAACGTCCTCCTTCTTAAGTATTTTCCCTTGTGTCTCTTCATCTATGTGCAGAATCTCGATGAATCGCCTGATCTCAGCCACCTGCTCTGGTGTTGCAAGACTGGCGGCGACGGCTGTTCTCTCAAGCGTCTCTCTTCCATACCGTTCTGCAATCTGGTCATAGCTGAATTCTATTGTTTCGCCATCGGGGAATGCATCAATGCGTGACTTCTTCACAATCCCGACCCGGTTGTCTCCACGCTTCTGCACTTCGATGACGAGATCAAAGAGGTAGTCCAGCTTTTTGTAGCAATCGAATGTCGTGCCAATGACCTTCATCTCATCGCCGTATTCTTTCTTGGCATGACTCGTGATGATGACATTCATGTCCAGTCTGGCAAGAATCTTCATCATCTGTTTCATTCGCTTGTTGGCTTCTGAGTAGTGACGGCCAAAGTCAGTCCCGATCTTGCTGTTCTTGCCGCACTTCTCGACAAGGTCATCGTATACATGCGTGAGCGGATCAATGACAAGTGTCTTGTAGTCATGGTCCTCTGTCATCAGGGTGCGAATTTCCTCCATCACATCGTCATAGTCTGAGGTGCTGAACACGGACGCCCCGCTTTCCTTCAGCTTCTTGATGTAGGAATCATTCTCTGCGCCGCCCTCAGTCTCAATGAGATAGGGTTTTGGAAAACTGATCGCCGCTGTTGTCTTGCCTGCCCCTGCGTTCCCGTAAAAGAATGCCTTCAGACGCTTTTTGATCGCCTCGGGCTTAACGCCTCTTAATGCCATATTGTTTCTCCCGTCATTAACCAAACAATGTAAAAAATACCCACAAACAACATGCTCATCAGTACTGTCGTCCTGAGCCAATCTGCGTGATTTCGCACGCCCTTTCGTTTCCTCGGTCCCACACCATTGTTGTGTAGCACTGGTCATCCTCCTTGATGAAATCAAGCCGCTCGTCCAGCACGTGTTGCATGCTGTCTCTCAGGTATGCGCGAACGCCGCTCATCCAGACATCGTTGAAGTCTTCCTGTTCTGCGGGTGGTCTGCCGGACAGCAGGGCGCGTGTCAGGGCAGGCATCATGGCCTTTTCCCATTCGTCGTTGTCTGGGCCTGTCGCCTGCGAGGCAAGATCGTCATCCTTGGACAGCATCATTCCTGCAAGGTGATTCAGGTCATATTCGGGGATGTCGTATGTATCGATGGACCAGACTCCGGTCATGCTGTCGCGCTTGGCGTACAGCTCTACGAAGCGGTCTGCTATGTCTGTAACCTGTCTGTCATAACTCATGGCCAACCTCCATGTTTGCCTGGCACCATGTGCTGTTCTCATGCCAGAGATCGCACATAGGACACCATACATCCCCATTGTCCATTTGGGGATTCCCGTTGTAGTACGGGCGTTCCTGTTGCACAACAGCGCATACAAGCGCTATGCTTCTATCGTTCATGACAATCTCCAAGTGGTTTTGAACACCGGGTCATGGGGTTGCTGCCCCTTGGCCCAGCGGTTTTACTTCTGTATTACAACTTCCAAAGCAACAGCAAGAAAATCATAAACAGCCAGTATTCGATTCCAAGTATATCTTCGTCACTCATATTTATTTGTCGATATGTAGAATTATACATTTGTCTCCTTGCCTGTCAACTCCTTTTTCTCTCTTTTTTTGATCTGTGCCTCGATGTACTCAATGAGTATGCGCCCCATGGGCTTGCGGGTTTCCATGGACTCCTGTTTAAGAAACTTCCAGCGTGATTCCGGCATCTGGAAGTTGAATCCGATCAGTGGTTCTTTTGTCATTGTTTTGATCCTGTTAGTGCCGTTTTGTTGAACAAATGTGTTTTTGTTTACTTGTCTAATTATATAGGTAGAATGTGGGTTTATCAACAGAAACTGTGGGTAACTTTTCATAAAGGGAGATTCAGTAAATGGCAGTCATCGATATTTCTCAGGTTAAAATAAATACAGTTGCAATGGAAATCAAAACGCTGTCCCTTAACAAGAAACAGATGACACTTTCGTTTTTCAAACAGATAACACCCATGGAGTTGATTGACTATAAATCGAGCAAACTCAATGGCATTCCATGGGGAAGGGTCAATTATTTCATTCGATCAGACCATCATGCTGGCAATGCAATCAACATAATCTGGCAAAAGGGAAATGAGATTTTCAGGAACTGCATTGAGCTGCATGACTATACCAATTCAAGGGAGCGTGATCTTGTGAATCTTGTAAACAGAATGGCTTCCTTAAGAAAAAAAACAATGGACCTTCAGCAAGAGATTAACAAAAAAGACTGCATGTTCCACTGGAACATAAAGAGACTTGAAGAAACGCAAAAGGAAATAGTCGATTGTGAAAAGGAATATCAGGAGGAAACCGTACAACTGGAACTGTACAAAAAATATCGAAAGCTGGTGGTAACCCTTCAGGAGTTGCCACAACTGTTTATTGCGGTGTGACGAGCGGGATTTGGTGGAGTAGTATTATCTGGCTAAAGCTACCCCGTCCCCCGGCAAGGGAACGGGATTCAAAACTACGGTGATCCTTACCAGCGCAAGGCCAATTATAGCCTTCCTTGTGTCGGGGTCAACCACCATCACAAGGAAATGTCAGTTATGTCTCTTCACCATTCTTTCGATGTACAGATTGCAAAAAAATATGGCGTTCATGTTGCTATTTTTTTGAACCACATTGCCCACTGGACTGAGCGAAATATTGCCAATAGAAAGAATTTCTTCGATGGAACATTCTGGTCATATAATACACATGACGCTTTGCTTGATATTTTCTCATATTGGTCTAAAAAGACACTAAGAACAACGATAGAAAGGTGCGAGAAAGAGAACCTTCTTTTGAAAGGAAATTACAATAAAACTTCAATGGATAGAACAATTTGGTACGCATTTACTGACAAAGGAATGGCTCTTTTCCCGGCCCTCGAACAGATGAAAGATGCCATTTGCCGAAATCGGCATATCGAAATGCCGGAATCGGCAGTTGGAAGTGCCGGAATCGGCACAGCTATACCAGATACAAACCATATTCAAACACAGATACAAAAAAGCTCTTGTGAGACTGCGTCTCCAAAAGCCAAAAGCCGAAAGCCAAAGACCCGAAAGGACTACAAGGAAGAAAACGAGGCAAAGCCCCACTGGCACAAGAATGCCAAGGTCTGCGAGCCAGTCACGCAGGACCCTGTGATATGCGGCAGTTGTCGCAGGCCACAGCAACACTGCGGGTGCTACGGAGAACCAGCACCGCGTCTGCCAAAGGAAATAGCACAGGCATTTTCGAAAGCGGCACTGGCACGACTTGGAAGGAAGTCCACCCAACATTAAGGTATAAAAAATGTACAACGGAAGATATGGAAATCTCCAAACGTTAGAAGCTGCGCAAATGTCACTCAAGGATATTGCAAGCAACGTGACATGGGATGACCTGAACAGGGCAAATGATGACACGGTGCCAAATCCTGAAAGATACGAAGCAGGCAGACTGTCCAGGACGATTGAAGGCTTGCAGATGGTGATATTCATGAATGGCGGGAAACAGCCTGTAACCTGGCTTCCCATGTTTTATAGACCGGCCTATGAGAAGGACATTGAAGCAAGGATGTTGGCGCCTCAGCAAAGAATGCTGGACAAACCAATCACCAAGGATGGTGCAGCATGCGAGACAAAGACGGATGGAATTTAACCCAAAAACAGCGGGAGAAGTACCTACAGTCAGTTAAAATGCTTTACTCGACCCCGAGCAAGGGGTCAGTCGGGATCGTGCCGCCACGGGTCTCTCTGGAGGTTTTAGGGCTATCCCACGAAAAAGCGTCCGGCAGAGAGAAGGCGAGTCAGGGGCTGGTTCACGGGTCATCGCCCAAGGTTCCACGAGGAACAAAGCCGAAGCACCGAAAGGAGTGGAAAGAGCAGGCAGATATTTACCAGTGGACACAGACACAGGAGGTACTGCG